GTACCGCTGGTCACGGCTAACGACCTCCTCGAACACAGCCCATAACTTGCGGCTTTGCCAGGCGTTGAAGCTACCTTCCAACTGCGTTTGGCCAACAGTCGCGGCGTACTGTCCGTACAGCTGACCGAAAATATCAGCGAACAGCAGACTCTTGCCCGAGCCCTCCATGATCGAGTGCATAAGCACCGCTGTGTCCATCTTGGCCCCCATGTTCTGCAGCGGATACGCCAACCACTTCGTCAGCCAAGCCAGCGCATCCCCGTCATGGTTACAGAGGAACGAAATCAACCACCGCAGATTCTCGCAGGCAGCGTCATCACGCACCGGCTCCAGGGGTAGCCCCTCGAAAGTGTTGATGTAGATGTTGGGATCTTTGGTCATGGTGGGATCGAACACGATGTGGTCCACGTCCACTACGCGGCGATCCTGACTATTGAGCCACCACTTGTACTCTTCCCCCATGGCCATTTTCACGGCGCCTTCGGCGATACGGCGTTTCTTCTCTCGGTCCCAAACGTCCTTGGTCCCATCGATGTACACATATCGCTCGATAGGATCTAGCTTCAGCGCCCCACCTTTCTTGGCTGACAGCCGGCGGGCCTGATCAAGCTCTTGGGCCTGCTCGGTAGCGATCAGCTTCTTGTCCGTACGCTCCATCCACTCTTTAGCGAGTGGCTTGCCTACTAGAGCCTCGAAGCCGCCACGCTTCATAGGCTTTGCCTTGTCCATGTCCCATACGTTTGTGGTCCCCTCGACCAGGGCGAAGCGGCGCATTGCGGTGGCAATATCCATTGCACTTCCCCCCTCCCCCCCGACGAGCGAGGAGGCGGCCGAGCTGGCTGGTTCACTGTTCGAAGCTTGGGGAAAGCGCTCGGTACTGCCCTCGACAGCTGAAGGTTCTTTGGCCGGCTCTGCCACCGTTGGGGCACGGGGAAGCTCGCCCAGCGGTGGCGGAGCAGGCTGTCGTGAGTTGGCGTCAATGCCCAGGATCTGCGCAGCCGCTCGGGTCGCTGCCCGCCTGTCATCGTTGTGCATCAAGATGCAGAACACATCGAACGCATCGTTCTTGTGTCCGTTAGCCAGCGGGTCTGACGTGTGGTGCGAGTACAGCTTTTTATCGTTGGTAATGGTCACACCAGGAAGCCCCGAGCTGCTCTGCGGGCACAACCACTTGCTGCCAACCCGCTTGTAGCCATGCGCCTCGATCATCGTGGCGATGTCGTGGGTTCGGTTGAACTCAGGAATGACCTCGGGCAGAGGCTCTCCAGAACGTGCTGCTGTGGGCCGGGGAGTGACAGCAGGTCTGCTCACTGGAACAGCCGGCTGCGGCCTCCAAGGGCACAACGCCTCGCCATTCGGCTTGAACTCTTCCCAACCCTGCCAGATTGCCAGCAGCTCCCCAGGCAGGTCAGGCAAACCGTTAGCGTCCGGCGCCTTACGCCAGGTGTACGGCTTGCCAGTACTCGGGTGGATCGACGGAGGCAATACGTCCTGCACTAGGCCAGCGCGAAGCTCGAACACGGTGAGCTTTTTGAATGGCTCAGCAGCCATGCGGAGTGCCGCCTCCCTGGCTTCATCTTTTGCATCGACTGCAGCCCTTATTTGAACCATCAGCCCCTTGTGAATAATGCCGTCGGGGTCATTCTTGTTCGGCCAAACCAGCGCATGCTTCCTCAGATCCACGCCATCAGGAACGCGGAACATGATGCGGAATCGTGCAGGATTACCCACAGAGGTAGGGTATGACTCCGCGAGCGCATCAACGTCGATGCCATGCGTCTGCTGCAGCACCAAGCGGGTGAACTCTGCATCGTCAACATCAAGGGAGCAGGCACGGCTCGGACCAAGTACAACGCCTAGGTTATGACTCGGATTTGCGGTCCAAAACTGGTCGGCGCTTGCGACATCAGTGAAATAGCCGCCGGGCTTATTCCAGCCTTCTTGCGTCGGCCCCTTCGTGCCTGGCTCCATAGGAACCAAGGCGAGATTGAAGGTTTGAATGTAGCGCCGCGCCCAATCAGCTGTGGTAGGAGTTGGGCGCTCGCTCATCTGCGGCGCTCCCGCAGCTCTTGGCAATCCACACAGGTTTGGCAGCCAGCAACAGACCGCTGGCGGGCTAGCGGAATCGCATCATCGCAGTCCACGCAATACTGAGCGCTTGGCTTAGCGGCGCCCCGGGCATGGCGCAGGAGAGAAAGCCGGAGGAAGTATTCGGCCTGATCATTGGCCAGGTCAGCTGCATCAGCCATGGCAGCGGTCCTCCATGGCTTGGCGTGCACCCGCCATGATGGAAAGCACCTGGCGGATAACATCCAGCCCCCGCTGCTCCAGGTCCAGAACCTCCACCGCAGTCCAGACGTTGTCGGACGCGCCATCGTGCAAGCTGCAGACAAACTCGCCCGACTCTTCAAGCAACTTACCGACAGCCTTCAAGGCATCATTGGTAGCCGGGACTGGCTCAGGGCGATACCAAACAGCTCCTGCTGGACGAACCAGGGCGTCAAGCAAGCGAGGGTCGGCAGTCCACTGCACGATCTCTTCCAGCTCGTCCGGGGTCGGCCAGCGGCGATCTTCATTGTGGTGAAGCTTCTTCTGCAGCGTGTCGACCTCAAGCCCCATGTCGAAGGCCAGCTTAGTGATACCACCGCGATAGTCACGACCTGCGCGATAGAGCGCCTGCCGCAAGGTGAGCACCGGGCCAGCGCCCGGCAAAAGATCAATGCGACTCATAACCGTAAAACCTCGATTTACGGTGTAGTCACAGGAACAGGTAGGACCTATCCTACAACCACGACCGATGTACTGTGCTGTGCGTCGTCGTCGCTGGACTGGGGAGGTGAGAGGCCCCGGTCCAGCACCTTAATTTCTGGTGTTTCTCAAATAGGCCCAGTCGATATCAGGCCGCATCTCTTCACAACGGATAGCTCCGCCCGTTTCTCGGTCAAGGCTTACAGCCAGGCCGGCGCTCGCACGACGGTTTCCGTAAGCCACCTGCTTCAACTGACCGGCAGACGTTCCGCAGTGGCGGGCAAAGGCTGCCAGCCCTTCCTTGTCCATCGTTTTCAGGTACTCGCTAAGCGTCATAGACACCTCCATGGATGGCGAGATTAGCAATTGCTAATCGGCAAAACAATAGCATCTTGTAATTTACTGTTTGCTAACGGAAAGCAATCATCACCACATGGATATCAACGAAAGGCGTATCGCCTCCCTCCGCAAGATCATGGGGACCATGAGCCAGAAGGAATTCGCCGAGGCTCATGACCTGGACGCGTCGTATCTGTCGCAACTGTTGAACGGCCATCGGAAGCTGGGGGAAAAGGCTGCGCTCAATCTAGAGCTCAAGATCGGGCTTACTGCAGGGATGCTTACCTCTCCGCCATCGGAGAGCCCCACCCACAAAGCCCCGGACAATGTCGTTCACCTCTCGGCCCGAGCGGCCAAGGACAAGAACTTCATACTGATACCGCACTTGGACATCGCGGCATCAATGGGGCATGGCAAGGCAGCCCCCTATATGCACATTGAAGTGATACGCGACATGACCGTGCACCTCGACTGGCTGAGGATGCAGGGCCTAACGTTCTCAAAGGTCGACAATCTGGCGATCATCTCCGGCAACGGCGACAGCATGACTGGCACGTTCGCGGACGGTGATGCACTGCTGGTCGACCGTGGGATTACAGAGGTCAAAACAGATGCGATCTATGTCTTCACACTGGACGGCGACCTATACATAAAGCGCCTCCAGCGGCTGACTGGCGGGCAGCTCAGAATGATCTCGGACAACTCGATCTACCCCCCGATTACGATTGATCTGTCCATGATTGATCGAATGCACATTCAGGCTCGCGTGCTGCTCGCCTGGAACGCTAAAAAGCTGTAACCCCCCTTCCCCGTTCGCAGCTACCGGCCATCAGGCAGGTACTGCCACGCCAAAATAATTTAGCAATTGCTATTGATGTAAATTTTAGCTTTTGCTAATTTCGACCCGTGTCACCTCTCACTCAAAGGACACGGACCATGAAATCAGCACAGTACAAACAGCCAGGCACAGTCCTGATTCACCCCACCGCTTGCACCAGTGTGCAGAAGGTTCTGGCATTCCAGCGCCGCACCGGACTGCAGGTGATCATCAACCAATTCGGTACAGCTCAAGCGATTCCCGCTCAATGCGCAGGGGGTGCCGCATGACCGATTACACGCTCTCTTTGAAGCGCGTGATGCTGCTTCAGAAAACGTTGGACGAAGGCGGCTTCACGACTTGCCCACTGCAACGGCCGGAAACCACCACCGATGCAGTGATTCAAGTCGAGAACGACAACGAGGTTCACCGTCTCAGCGTGCGCTTTGGGCCACTACATAGCTCGATCACATTGAAACGGCGCGATGCAGCGAAGTACCTGGCGTTGCGGGACTTCCTGCAAGACGTGGCCAATGGCCGAGCTGACTCTGGTACCGAGTCGCAGGCAGCAGCCGCCATGAGGGAGGCACTCGAATCCGTGAATACGGTGCTGGAAACCGACCAAGTCGCCTACATCACCCCT